CTATAGGGTAGCGACTGGCGCACCGATAGCAAGCCTGCCATTGTTACGTTGTATTGTTCCATTTGTTTTGCTTTGTTCCGCATTTGTTCCGTAATTATTTAGGTAAACGTTACAAAATAAGATCGCGTAGTTGTGCGTGGGCTTGCGTGGGTTTACTTAATGCATACAGTAAAGGCTTGCAAAGATTAGCAAAGATTAGATTTGTATTATTTGTATTGTTACTTTTTTATAAATATATATATAGAGGGTTTATTCGTGGGCACTCTGGCAGATTAAATCCAAGAGCAAAACATAAACAAAATAATATAACCTTACTATTACCCAATAAAATGGAACAATAGAACAAAACAGACAGCGCCTAGCCTGCAGCCTAAAATAAAAAGTTACAAATAGGGAACAATACAAGCCAAAAGGAACAACCAAAACGGCACAAAAGGAAACAACCAACAACAACCACGCACAACCACGCAACGCCACGCGAATATATGAAAGCCTTGTATTTAGTAATAGATTAGTTTTATAATAGAACCACGCCGAGCAAAACGGCGCCTAACTGTAAATGAGAACTATTATCAACGGAGATAAACAAGATGAAAAGACAAGAACTATTTAATGAGTTAAAGCAGCTAGAACTACAGCACGACATCGACGCGTTAATGTTTGAGCTATGGGCATTGGAGGACGACGACCCAACGGCAAAGAAAGAACACAAAAAACGATCAAAAGCCTATAAAGGGAGAGCGCTTGGCGTCTTTGAGGCAATAGAAGTAATGTTCGACGGCGAGATGTTGGAGCACTCACTTAATGAGGACAACAGTTTACTATTAAAAAGATGGTGCGAGTTAGACGACCAGATCACCAACCTAAAAAGGGAGGTGGCATAATGAAAAGCTTTAGCAAGAAACAACCAACCAAAGCCAAGCCAAGAGAGAAGGGTTTTGTTTTATATGATGGCGCAAGCGCGTTAGATGGTGCGCCCATTATAGTTATTGCAACTCTTGAAACATCAAACGCCAAAACCGGCGACATGGTGCAAACTTGGATTTTAAGAAGCGACATAGAACCACACAAAGCCACCAAAACCGGCGACGATGTAAGCGTTTGCGGTAATTGTCCCCAACGTCACTATAATGGTGGCGCGTGCTATGTCGTAACGCATCAAGCGCCTTTAAGTATTTACCGATCATATAAACGTGGTTTATATCCTACATATAACCCAACCGAGCACGCGCATATATTACAAGGTCGAGCGCTACGCCTTGGCGCATATGGTGACCCTAGCGCCGTACCGTTTGAAATATGGGAGCCACTGGTATCAATAGCGCGAATGCATACAGGCTACACGCACCAAATAGAACACAAAAACTTTGATAAAAGATATCTTGATATTTGCCAAGTGTCTGCAGATACACCAAAACAAGCGCTTAAATACCAAGCGCTCGGAGCTAAGACTTTTCGAGTCGCACTAACCGACGATAACCTATTCGAAAACGAGCTTGAATGTTTAGCCGATTCTGCCGGCGTTAGTTGTATTGATTGCGGATTATGTGACGGTAAGAGCAAAAACATCGCCATAGCTGTGCACGGTAGCAAGGCGAATAATTTTAAATCTAACTATATAAACGTTTTAGAGGTTGCCTAATATGAATTTCCCCAAAACTGATAATTGTTGCACAAATATGGATTGGCTCGAGTATCTAGCGACCGCCGGAGATCAAGAGCTACACTTTAGCGTTATGCGTGGAACCGATTTAGGCGATACATTCCGCGCATTTTGTCACGACTACCAAGAGCCAATAACTATTAATGGTTGGACTCTTAGCAATGTAGAGGAGGTTGAGCAATGAAAGTTAAATATAAAACTCTTGAACGTTTAGCACAAAGCTATCCCGAGTGCTTGCCTGTTCACCTAGACATCAAGCAACTAATGCCAGAAGCGGACGCGTTATTGTTTGAACGTCATGGCTTCAAGGATTGCTCTTGGGGCAATGATGAGTGCCCAAGTTATTTCAAAGAGCATGGAACCCATAAGATGGACACGCTAACGCTTATGGTGGTGGATAACGTAGACGATAACTATAACCGCATAGATGAGTCGCTCAAATACGTTATTTGCAATCCATTTATTGAGCATGATAATTTTACGAGCCTATCGGATGCAATTAAGTATTACGAGAAGCTACTTACTGAGGAGACAGTGTAATGAGAAATAGTAATAGTAGAACTTATAACCCATCACGCCTTGAATTTGAGCAGGATCAAAAGTTCTTATCTAAAATGGTTGAGGAAAAGGGGTGGCGCTTGGTCGAGTGGACTGAGCATCACGTTTTAGTTGAGCGTGACTATTCACCATTTGGTGGTAAGTCTAGGTTTGCTACGCTTGCCTATAGCCAGACTGGTAACGGTTTATTCTGGGGGCATTATGATTTGTCATTGTCCGAGGCTGTAAGGTCACTTGCAGATAGAACCGAGGAGGCGCGTAAGCATGGATAAGTTATATACAGTGAGTGGGTCTAGAACCATTAGCTTTGTGTCCGAGTTTACCCACGCAGATATGATTGCAGCAGGCTATGATTGCCCAAGAGAATATGCGCATGAGCTTGATGAGTGGGAGCGTCAATTCGTCCGAGAGGGTGATCCGTCTATTGAGATCTGGGATGTGGATGAGGAGGTGGATAATGGGTAAATCAAATTTCCATAAAAATAGTTTGTATTACTTGTTGATGGAGCACGCAGGCATTGCTGATCAGACTGATGGTGAGAAGATGGCTGGGCTCAGTGTGGATCAAATGTTTGATGAGATACTTAGGCAACAAGAAGAGCCTGAGCCGATGAAGTTAAATAATTTGTTAAATAATACAAGTATAGGAAGGGGAAAAAGAAATGAAAAAGATTAAGAACGTGGAGTTGGAGCGTGTGAAGATGCAAATAGATGCCATACAGGATTACATTGAGATGTTGGATCGTATGCCCAGACCGTTAAAGGATGAGTTGGTAGTAAGCTTGGATGATGTCTATGTAGACATTGTGATGCACTCGGAGGTGGTGAGTTATGAGTGAGAAGGATCGTATTGTTGATGCAGTGTTGCATCAAATAGAACTGGATCAGAAAGCCGAAGATTTAACGGCGTTGGTTGAGTTGCTATCTAAAATAGATGATGCGTTGTTAATTGGCTACATTGAGGAGGCTTTATGAGTTACGTTCACAAAGAATGGAATGACGTGTTGCGTGCCTATATTGAGTTTTTAGATCAACACGTTGTTGAGTTTGGAGAAGATTTCCCTGAACCCGAAGACAGTTACTGGGTAGAACGTAAGCGTTTATCACGGGAGGCTATAGATGATAAGTAGCGTTTGTAATATGGAAAGATGGCGCGGTACTACGTTGTATCGCGTGACTGATAAAGGCGTGCGTGTTGTTAAACGTAAGCGCACAAAACATATACCAAGAGGTATGGAGGTGAAGAGATGAACCCGATTATATTTGAAGAGTACGATCACCGTAAGGCGATAACCCAATTCCCTTTGATTAGTACAATATCTACCGATCAGGAGATTGAAGATACAGCGTGGCAGTACGCCTCGGATGTTATGCGCCTCGACCCGATAGTATTGCAGGAGGCACTTATTGGTGAGCATTTAAGCTCGTTGGCAGCCATGAATGCATATCACGAAAAGGTATTGCAGGCTATCGTGGAGAAGGATTACTTCCGCGCAGGCAAGCTAGTAGAGGATGCGATGGGAACGTTTGTGGATCATGCATTGGATTACATTGAACAGCATATCGAACAGTTGAGGTATCGTTATGAGTGAATCATTTGGAATGGGCATGGAAGCCGTCCATAGACGCATGGAGTGGGACCGGGCGGTGGCTGAGGTACAAGAAGCGGTAGAGTTTCGGCTGCAGGCCATGACTATGAGGTACTCTCATTGTACTGAAGAAGAGCGTGAACGTTTAGCCCAAGCATGGGCTAGGATTTTGCAAGGGTAAGGACTGGTATCAGTGATCTAGCTAAGGCTGACGCAGGTACATCTTACCCCCTAATTTAATTTGAGGATATGATAATGAATGTATTAAGTTTATTTGATGGGATGAGTTGCGGACACATTGCACTCCAAAGAGCAGGCATAAAAGTAGATAAATACTTTGCGTCCGAGATTGATAAATACGCTATACAAATAGCCAAGAAACGTTACCCTGACACCATACACGTTGGTGATGTCAAAGATGTAGATGGTGATTTTGGAGAGCACAAGATTGATTTACTTATTGGTGGCTCACCATGCCAAGGATTTAGTTTTGCAGGTAAACAACTTAACTTTGATGACCCAAGGTCTAAACTATTTTTTGAGTATGTTCGGTTGCTTAAAGTATGTAAGCCTAAGTATTTCTTGTTAGAGAATGTTAGGATGAAACAAGAGTCACAAGATGTGATTAGTGAGATGCTAGGCGTTAAGCCAATAGCAATCAACAGTAACCTTGTGTCTGCGCAGAATAGGTATAGGCTGTACTGGACAAACATACCTGTCGATGGGCAGCCAGAAGATAAAGGTATTATGTTGTCGGATATATTACTACCCGATGCACAAGAACCCATGCTGTCTAATATTTATGGTGGTTTTAAAGAGAAGGAACCAAGAGTACACTTTGGTAAGTCTGTAACCATACGTACGGCATCTGGTGGAGGACATATACCATCAGTGTGTTGTGCACAACGTGGTAGGTATGTAGAAGGTAACTCTGGTGAGACTAAACAACAGTTTGAGTGTCGTGATGATGGGAAGACAAATGCGTTAACCACGGTTACGAAGGATAACCTTGTCACGAAGAAAGGCTTTGTTGATAGAGATAAAGCACATTGCTTGGATGCTAATTACTACAAGGGAGGTAACCTCAAGTCTTACTTTGATAAACATCGCAGGCAGTTGGTATTTTCTGGAGACTACAAAGACAACTTTAGGAAGTTACACCCAGTTGAGTGTGAGAGGTTACAAACTGTACCTGATGGGTACACTGAAGGTGTGTCAAACACACAGAGATATAAAATGTTGGGTAATGGCTGGACTGTAGATGTCATTGCATATTTATTTAAAAACTTGGAGAAGGAATATGGCTACAACACCTGAAGGTAAAGTTAAAAAGAAAGTCGCTGATTATTTAAAGAAGATCGGCGCATACTATTTCTACCCCGCAACTGGTGGGTATGGTAGAAGCGGTGTCCCGGACATTGTTGGTTGTTACAAAGGTAAGTTCTTTGGTATTGAATGTAAGGCAGGAAAGAATACACCGACTGCGCTGCAGGAGAATGAGTTAAAGCGTATTGTGCAGGCAGGTGGTATTGCAACTGTAACTAATGAAGATACAATACATTCCCTTTTGTACATTTTAAATGGCTTTCCTGAGCCTAACCCTGACCAACTGGAACTAGACCTGTGACTGAATTAGTAGCAAACCCTGTAGTAAAAGCTGAACTAGAACCTATAGATGTAGCAATACGCAAAGAGCGTAAACGTGTATGGGATTTGGAAGATGAGACTGGTGAGGATCAATCATCTCACTGGTTAGAATATCTAAGTCGTGCTAAGGCGCGTGGCGTACAGCACATTGTAATTAATTTTTAGGAGTATATTATGAAACCAAGAAAGTTTACTGAGGAAGAAATAGCTACGGTGTTACGTGTAGCGGAAGGATTTTTTATTAAAGACAATCTAACTTATTTGAGTGATCGTGATTGCTATAACTTAGCAGAGCACTTTGTTGCGCATGGTGCAAAGGTTGACGCGCAGCTTGCAAATGGAGATCGTCAAATAGTTGATGGTAGTGTCGTGCTTGTCCCTGAAGAAGGTGAAGAATCTAGTGACGGCGTATTTACGATACTTGATGCTAAGATAAAGACCAAAAAGGAGAAATAAAATGGTAGATGCAACTAGAGAAGAGTGGGATGAGTTAAGAAAGAATCATCCAGCACTCGTTAAAAAGTGGGAGGATTTTCGTGAGGAATATCCTGACGATAACATTGAGGATGTAGTCAACAATCCTAATCATTACAATACGGGTGGCGTTGAGTGTATTGAGGGTATTGAATCTAGTATGACTCATGACGCGTTTTTAGGCTATCTCAAGGGTAACTGTATGAAATACCTGTGGAGGTACGAGTACAAGGGTAAGCCCCTTGAAGATCTAGAGAAAGCTCAATGGTATCTTAATCTGCTGATGGAACGGAATAAGTAATGGATTTAATTACTGTAGATTTTGAGACGTACTACGACAAGGACTTCTCACTACGTAAAGTAACAACGGAAGCCTACATTCGTGATCCTCAGTTTGAGGTGATCGGTGTAGGTGTTAAATTAAATGACAACCAAACTGAATGGGCTAGTGGAACGCATGAACAGATTAAAAAATACTTGGATTCATTCGATTGGGCAAACAGTATGCTCTTATGTCACAACACTATGTTTGATGGCGCTATTCTATCTTGGATTTTTGACGTGCGTCCTCGCGTGCTTGCTGATACTCTTTGCATGGCTCGCGCACTGCACGGTGTCGAGGTTGGTGGATCGCTTGACAAACTTACTCAGAAGTATGGTCTCGGCACTAAGGGGAAAGAAGTTCTAGATGCCATAGGTAAACACCGGGAAGACTTTACATCAGAAGAGTTAGGCAGGTACGGTGACTACTGTATTAATGATGTTGAGTTAACGTATAAGTTGTTTATGCGTATGGCTAAGGGATTCCCAAGGCAGGAGATGCGTATTATTGATATGACGTTGCGTATGTTTACTGAGCCTATGCTTGATCTTGATATTGGGTTGCTTCGGCAGCACTTAGAAGACACAAAGAAGATTAAGGAAGAGTTGATTGTGTCTAGTGGTGTTACACGCGAACAGCTTATGAGTAATCCTAAGTTTGCTGACTTACTGGTATCGATGGATGTTGCACCGCCAATGAAAACTAGCCTGACTACAGGCAAAGAAACCTACGCATTCGCTAAGAATGATGAAGCGTTTAAAGCATTACAAGAACATGATGATCCTAGAGTACAAGCATTAGTTACTGCACGTTTGGGTACTAAGAGTACGTTAGAGGAGTCACGTACGGAGAGGTTTATAGGTATTGCCAAGCGTGGTTTGATGCCTATCCCGGTAAGGTATTATGCAGCGCATACTGGTAGGTGGGGTGGTGATGACAAGATAAACATCCAGAACTTACCTAGTCGTGGTGTTAATGGTAAGAAATTGAAGTCCAGTATCATTGCGCCGGTAGGTTACACACTAGTTGATTGTGATTCGTCACAGATTGAGGCGCGTGTACTTGCGTGGGTAGCAGGCCAAGATGATTTGGTTGAGGCGTTTGCTAACAAGGAAGATGTATACATTAAAATGGCCTCTAGAATATACAATGTAATAGGTAAAGATGTTACCAAAGAGCAGCGGTTTGTTGGTAAGAGTACAATACTTGGTGCAGGGTATGGTATGGGTGCGGTACGTTTTGCTGAGCAGTTGAAGTCCTTTGGTACTACTATAGATGTAGAAGAGGCGCGTAGGATCATACAGATATATCGAGATGCTAACTGGAAGATAAGTCAGTTTTGGCGTAATTGTCAGAACATGTTGGTAGAGATGTCACGAGGTAGTACGGCATCGTTTGGTGCGTTAGGTATAGTAAAAAGTGTAGAGACAGCAACAGGTTATGGTATAGAGTTGCCAAGTGGTCTAGTTATGCGCTACGATGACTTACAGTATGAGCAAGGCGAGCGAGGTCCAGAGTTTAGTTATATGACTAGGCGTGGGCGTACAAGAATATACGGTGGTAAGGTTACAGAGAATGTATGCCAAGCTATCGCTAGGTGCATCATGGGTGAACAGATGTTGGCTATAGCTAAGAGATATAAGCCTGTACTCACAGTACACGATTCTGTGGTATGCTGTGTACCAGATGATGAGTTAGATGAGGCTAGACAGTACATTGAAGAGTGTATGAGTACAACACCTTCATGGGCAGAAGGTATGCCTATAACATGTGAGTCTGGCATTGGTAAATCTTATGGAGATTGTGAATAATGAGTAAAGACATAGAGAAAGCAATTAAAGATGCTCACGAAGCAGCAGACAAAATTATTGATGAAGTGCAAGAAGAAATACAAGATACCCGTATGGAAGTTAGCACTTGGCTAAAACAAACACGTAGCTTTACTTACGCTGAGCTGTTAGTGGTAGGTGTAGGTGTTGTAGCTGTAGTTTGGACTGCAGGTAGTATGTAATGGGTGCGGCTCCGTGGTCTTTCAGCAGAATAAAATCCTTTGAACAATGTCCCAAAAAGTTTT